GGAAAGGATTTTGAATATTTCTTAGGGAGTATTCTACTCCACGGAGTTCGATGGTAAGATCATCGATTAAATCTTGATTTGATTCTTGATTAGCTAGTCGTTGGTACCAATCATGCGCACGACTAAATGCGCAAGTGGGGTTTCCGATTTCTTCTTTAGAAGCAGTTACACAGGTCACAAACAATAAATATAGTAACACACGTAAAACTACTCCAACGCGAAGACTCAGTCTCTCGACAGAAAAGCGTTCTTCAATCTTTGTCTTTTTCGATTCCGTTGCGGATTCTGTAGAAGGGAATATCAAAGATTGGGTGGTTGAGTCCTTAGATTCATCTATTTCTAGACTAACCATAAGGTCTTCATATTGAGGTAAAGAAATCTGTCCCATTGCAGGATAGTGGTTCTCAAAAGAGGCAATAAGATAAGCTCTAAAAAAGCCATATTGAGTACTATCACAATGAAAGAATATCTCACGCAAAGCGGAAACACAAGTCTCTCTCAATTGGGTTGGGGCGTTGATAAATTGCGAAGGTAATGACCATTCTAAACTCTTGTAAATAGAGTTAAGATCCAACTTTCCAACAATGCGGTTTAAACCGACATGGTGGGAAAAGGTTCTCTTAAGAAATGACATCTCTTCTGGCAACACAAATTCCTGGGAAATTAATCCTTTAGCAGAAGATGTGAATTCCAATCCCATCAACTCTTTTGCATACTGTGAGAATGTCACTGCATTAAAGTATTTTGCAACCTTGCTCGAAACTGCAGCAAGAACATCGTCTCCATATATGATAGCCAGCACCTCTTCAAAAAAGTTGAGGTGTTTGGTTTCAGGAATGGAGTTCCACAGATAAACCATAATAATCAAATTACGAATGGAATTATCTTCCGCTGTTGCAAATTTTCCTGAGGGTTGTAGTCCTGCCACACAAATCATTTCACCAACATAATCAATATATGGGAACAAATTGTCTGATAAACAGGAGGTCGCCAAACGCATCTGTTTCTCATCATAACCAAATTCACGGAGAATATTGATCACGACAGAATTAGCTGCGCGACCTACTTCCACAGGCATACCTGTATCAAAGCCAGCATAATCTCCTTCCAAAATATGGGAGGAATGATTCACTAGGCGATGGTAAACACGGTGG